AATGCAAGACCTAAGAAATCGTGGCTTAGTTGAGAATGAGCCATTTGAACGTGTAGGGCCAACAAGCAGTCAACGCGCTACGATAGAAACAGACAAGGTTGTAATGATGATCTATGAAGCTGACAAGCGTGGTGGCAGGCAACAATCTCTGGCTGACTACCGTAGGTATAAGCTAGCTAAAGAACGTCACACCGCAATGACTGCCAGCCCATCTTATTAAAGAATTAATTACACTTTAATTGTTTATCTATACAATAAGGTGTTGCATAAGACACATGACTGTGTATAATTAGTTGTAGGTTAATAATAAAACGGAGCATAACATGAGCAGAATTGGAAATTACATTGTAGGCAAAAACGAAGAAAAGGCCGATGATTACATGGCATCAATTGGTGATAAGAAAGCAAGTGACTACACATTTGATGAAGTGCAAGAAATGTCTAGTAGTCAATACAGCGATTACTTTTACAGGTGGATGGATGAAAATACCAATGATTAAGGAAGGATTTATGAAAGTTTTACGCATGACAAAAAAAGGTTATCACGCTAAATCTAATCCTGAGCTAGACCAGATTGTGACCAAATGGCATGATAATTTTGAGGCAACTAGGGTGGCTAGAAAGGCATTCTACATTGCAGAGAAAAAACTGGAACTGGCTAATAAGCAGTTTACTGTCGTTGATAAAGAATGGCAGGCTTACGAGAAGAAAAACGGTGCGCCAAAATGATTAGTGCAGCCGTAATGTGTTTGGCTCTTAACCTCTACTTTGAGGCTAGGAGCGAATCAATCGCAGGTCAGCTAATGGTTGGCTTTTCCACAATGAATCGTGTGGCTGATACTAGATACCCTAATACGGTGTGTGGTGTCGTTAAGCAGGCTAATTACCATGCTTGGGATGATAAAAACCCCATTAGGCATAAATGTCAATATTCTTGGTTCTGTGACGGTATGTCTGACGTACCAAAAAATGACAAAGCTATGCTAGAGGCTACTATACTTGCCCAAAACATATATTATGGGAAGGTTACAGATATTTCGCAAGGTGCTACACACTACTTTGCTGATTGGATTGAGCCGCCCTACTGGGCTGCTGATATGAAGCTAGTTAACCATATAGACCAACATCTATTCTATCGCTAGAGGTATGAAATGAGTGTAAAAGACAAACCAGTAAGCAAGCCAATGAGCCAGCAATTTGCTGATAACTATGATCGTATCTTTGGCAAAGAAGATATGCCGCTAGGTCAATCAAAGAAGCCTAAAGATCGTGTGGATTTGGGGTTAAGTCCTAGCACCATAATTGAAGAGATTGACTGTACAGGTAAGGATAAATGATTTGGAGCTACACCCAAACCAAACTACTTAAAGAACAGTACGGTAAGCTGCCAGTAGCGGCTTTATCGTCACTGCTCAATAAGTCACCAAACGCTGTGCGTATCAAAGCTAATAAGATGGGTTTAAAGTCCAAGTTGCAACACAAGGTCAAAATACCATTAAACACGATTATTAACTTTAGGAACATGGGCTACAGCGCAAGGAAAATAGGCCGTTTAATCGGCTACACACATCATGGCGTATTGTACGCTGAACGGAATCATTACATAGGTAGGGATAACGAATGAGCATTGTATTTAAACCAAAACTAGCATTTAATTTTTCAAGTGGAAAGATGCAGCCAAAGACTAAGACAGTTTCACGGCAAACTATTTATTGGAAAACAACTGAGTTAACTAATCTGGTAGAATTGCGAGCTATTGGTTTGTCGTACAAAGACTGTTCAAAGCTTCTAGGTAGGACACAGTCATCGTGTGTAGCTGCCGCTGACGGTAATGACCTGCACTCTAAGATAGCCAAGAAGAAAAAACAACTAATTGATCAGGCATTAAACAATGACTTTGAAACAAAAACTAGCGCAGGCGCAGCAAATTAACCAGCTAAAGATTGAGATGGCAGCTTATGATGATGCGGTCAAAGGTGGCAGCAAATTTAGCAAGTATTACGAAACTAAATCTGCCGCTATAAAAGCCAAAATAGAATCTATTTCAACTTAATCCCACCTAGCTTGCCAGACATTAGTTTGGTGAGCAATCCACGCATACCGAACTTCACGATATACACACCCAATACTAGGTATTGATACCAATCAGGCATAGCAGAGAATGATTCAAATGCTGCTGAAACTTCTTCTTGATAGCCCAGAAATGACGCTGCAATAGGAACCAGAAGCAAAGCAATCATTATTTCATCTAAAAATGACTTATCCATCTGTTGCATTGCAACTAGGTCTAAATTGAAGTCTTGCGTCTGACCGTCATTAGCTAGTTTGTGAGCAGCTTTTGCGCCAGCCACCTTAACGTCTGCCTCTGCCTTAATCGACACCACAGCAGCCTCAGATTTGGCCTTAGCCACTTGGTTCTTACCTTCTAGGTATGTGCTACCTAAACTGGCGATTGGATTTAAGAAACTTAGAAAACTCATTTAGTAACTCCAAACGGTTGGCCTAGAATAACCACTGGCTTTGTCTAAATCATCTAGGTGAATAAATCTTGAACCACCCTTCTGAGCAACGCCTATACCTGTAATGCCATAAGCTAGTGCCACTTCAATCAGTTTGTGAGCCTTGTCACCGCGTACTGCAATGTCGATAGCCCTCCCAGACGCGTGTGAGCCTGCCTTAGCCTTTTTAGCTTCAATGGGGTGAGTAGGGTGTCTGTAAGCAGAAGTCACCGTAAACGGGAAGTCACACACCTTACGAATGGTATTGATCTTATACATAAAAGAATCATCCATCTTACACTCACCAGTATGGCTGCATTTTAATTCATCTTCTGTAAAATAATCCATTAGTAATTACCCTCCCAAACCCGTAGCTTATCAAACTCACCTGATAGCATTTTACGCTTAACTACGTCTTGTGCGGCTGGATCATCCCAACTAACACCAGCTTCTTTTAGCCACTCACCCATTAATGCTTGGTCTATAACGCCAACACAAACAGATTCGCCAAAATGAGCGTTACCGTTTTGCCGTATAGCTTCTGCTTGGTTTAATGATGAACTATAGTCCTGCTGCTTAACGTGGATTAGCTTATCACCGTCTTTATGCCATTGTTCTGATATTTTAGCCATTTTATTTTCTCCATAAAAAAAGGGATGCCGTAGCACCCCCTTATTGTATCACAATGCTGTTTAGCTAGTGGTACAGTCAGCAATCAAGCCTAAAGCAACTTCTGAACGAACAACCAAAGTACATTCGCCAACTACTTGACGATGCTCGTTGTCGCCAGTTTTGGCTAGGGCTTCATTCTTCATTGGACGTAGAGTAGCCAAAGCTAGCTTGTCCTTTTCGATAATCCAAACATCACGCGAACGGTTTTCACGACAAGGCTGGAAGGAAACGCTTCCCCAAGGTGTCAAATATACAGCAATGTTGTTGTTTACTTGACCAACCGCACCATTCTGGCGTTGGTTGTTGTTACCGTCAAATCCAAGAGCCTTACCCATTTGGAAAGCTGATAGATAAACTGTATCAGGCTTGCCGCCTTTTTCCCAAACGCTTTGCATACAAGCATCAAATTTGGTTTGGTTGAATACAGACTGTGTACCGTTAGTACGAGTGTCAGTACCGTCACCAGTAGGGTTAGCACCGTTAGCACCGATGTTGGTTACGTTGCTCTTAACCCAAGCACCAAGACCAGCTAGTTTACGGGCTGTAGTAGCGTTACCAGCTACGCGAGCTACGTTTTCAAACAATGCCTTTTCCATATCCAACTTCTGCTCAGTAGCTACACGAACAATGTTGTATGACATTTCTGAGTTACCGCGACCAGCAGCTTCAACAGTGTCGTTAGTGCCAGAGGTGATTACAGAATTTTTGAAGATTTGAGTGTAGTTACCCAAACGAGAAGTTGCAGTTACAGCCTCAGCGCCAGTGTCAGAACCTTCAACGTGATGGTTGTTAGCTGCTGCGCGTAGTGCGTTAGTCTGCCACTCATGTAGAGTGTTAGTTGCCTTTACTTTAGCAATAGAACTAAGTAATGGAGTTTCTTCTGGTGATACGTCATAGATTACGTTAGATAAATCTTCACGAATACCTTTGGTATCGTATGTGTCAAATGTGTTAGTGGGCTGTGCCATGATAATTCTTCCTAAATGATTTAAGTTTAACTTTCAAACAATAATGCGGCTGCATCGTGTATGCTGCCTGATTTCTTCAACTGAGACATTTGCTTGCTGCGTTTCTTAGCCATACTATCAGGTTGCTTTTTAGCACCAGCTTTCATTAACGGTCTAGCTTTCTTGAGCTTGGCTTGTACGTCACCATTCCCTTCTAGCATTTGATCGTAAAGCATTGCTTTATGCAGAACTAGCATTGCCCTATGGTCTACAATTCCACCGATTTCTTCGGCAGTGTATCCTGCGGCTATACCTTGCTTAACTAACTTTTCCTTCATTTTAGGTGCTTTTTTAGCGTCCCCAAATTCTGGAATAGCTCGTTGTAGTTCTGACATTTGCTCCTGCAAGTGGACTTGTTTAGCCTGTCCTTGCGCTTGCTGCATTGCCTGATTTTGCTGATCTAATTGCTGCTGTTGTGCTTGAAACTTACCCATATCTTCACGATAAGTAGCGTCTGCTTCAATGTACCCTAATGGGTCACTTTGCAATAACTCTTTCGCGGGTGGAATAGGCTGTGTCATAACACCTTGCTGATTCACCTGTTGCATTAGCTGATTAAGTTGCTCACGCTGTTGGTTAAGGCCATTATAGGCTTCTTCCGCTTGCTTTCGCGCCTCTGCTGCTTGCTTCATGCCTTTTTGAATATATTGCTGGCCTGAATAGTCACGCTTTAGATCATCCAGAGTTACTTCTACATTTTCCCCATCAACTTTAATGGAGTAAGTATTAGGCTCAACTTGATCGGCTTCCTGTTCTTCCGATGCTTCATATTCTTCATCATCATCTTCATCTTCTAATTCTGCGTATTCCGCATCATCGTCAGTTTCCAACTCTGATTCTTCTTCAACCTCTTCATCTGCAACTTCTGCAACTTCTGCCTCTGCTGTTTCTGTTTCGGTTGTTTCTAACTCCATTGGAGCCATTAACGCTTCTGCTGCACTTTCAATGCTAACTGGGGTAGTCGTTTCCACGGTGCTATCCTATTTTTTGCGTTCTTTCATAGCCTCATTAGTGATTGCACTTTTGAGTATATTTTCAAACTGGTTTAATGCCTGCGACATTGCATAAGCATCTTCTCTAGTTTCCGTATCGGATTTGCTAGATTTAAAGAACTTTTTTACCTGTTCTTGTCGGATTATATCAAATACTGTCGTAAATGTATCATCTTTGAGTAAATATTCTGCTTGCTCTTTTAGGATCATAGAATATTG